ACCTGGACTTTACCGGGACGCTGGCAGCCATCCGAACGGTGCGCAAGCTCTATCCCCAGGCAAGGACAGTTCTGGTTGAGGATAAAGCCAACGGTACCGCGATTATCAACGTGTTGGGCAGAGAAATGTTCTGTGTGCCGGTGAATCCCAAGGGTGGAAAGGTGTCCCGCGTGAACGCCATCTCCGCTGCCATTGAGAGCGGCCACGTGTTCCTGCCCCGGAGTGCACCCTGGGTGGAGGGGTTTGTGGATCAATTCACGGCCTTCCCCGCCGCAAAGCATGACGACATGGTGGACAGCACCAGTCAGGCACTGGCCTACATGATCTTCTCCAGCGGACATCTGGCACAGGAGGCTGACCCCCTGACGGCGCAGGTCATCGACGCCCAGGAACAGGAGCAGCGAGCGTTTCTCAGCGGAGAACTGTATGACACTTATGGCACCGGATGGTAGTGCTGTGCAGAAGGAGGAAAATCATGTTTTACCCGGTATTTATCTTTTGCGTGGTAACAGGAGTTTCTGCTGCTGTGCTGACCATCTGCTGTGTCACGTGTATCAGCGCGAAGACCAGAGCTGTCCGTTTTGAAGAGCTTCTGGAGCATGCGGACATTGCTGTGGCGGTCGCGGAGCAACGCTATAAAGACAGCAGTGACAAAAAGGCGTATGCCCTGTCCTACCTGAAGGACGTGGGCTATGACATCCGGGATCAGGATGTGGAAGATGTCATGGAGGCTGCGGTTTTGAAGCTCCACATGGGTATGCAGAACAAGTGAAGGGGCATGGCCAAGCGGTCAAGGCATCGGCCTTTGACGCCGAGATCGGTGGTTCGATCCCACCTGCCCCTGCCATTATAAGGGCCTCTGGCTCAGTCGGTTAGAGCAGCGGTCTCATAATCCGCAGGTCTGGGGTTCGAATCCCCGGAGGCCCACCACTGCTCGAAAGAGCAGCTCCAATTCTTTCTTCTCTCTTTTTACCCCTCTTGCCCCGGATTCGAGCCGGGGCATCTATGCAGCACTGGTGTAGAGGTAGCACAACAGCTTCCCGAGCTGGTTGGACGGGTTCAAGTCCCGTGTGTTGCTCCAGCCCTGTTGGTATGGCAGGGTGATCACGTTCCGTCCTGTGTGGTGTTTGCCTGTCGCCGTACAGGACAATACGGGGATGTAGCTCAGTTGGAAGAGCGTCTGTCCTGCAAGCAGAAGGCCATCGGTTCAAGCCCGATCATCTCCACCATCCCTTTTGCCGGGGAAACCGTTCTTCCGTGCTGCGCGGCGGCAACCAACGCCGTGCAGCAACATACGCAGATGTAGCTCAGTCAGGTCAGAGCGGATGCTTTGTAACCATCGGGTCGGGGGTTCAAATCCCTCCATCTGCTCCAGTCCAGGGCTGTAGTATACCAGGCGTTTGACAGAACTGCAGAACTCCCGTGCGCGGCGGGTTATCCGCGCAATACGCCGCTACCGTCTGCATGAGGGCGGAGTGGACCGGCCGGAGGAAAAGCCGACAACCTCGAGCATACCCCTGGGAAAGGGGTATATAAGCGGAATTGATGTAATGGCAGCACATCAGCCTTCCAAGCTGAGCGCGCCGGTTCGAATCCGGTATTCCGCTCCACGTTCTGATCAAGCGCCCCGGGTGTTTCAACTGCCCTGGGCAGCGCCCTGTTGCAGGCTGGACGTAAACGCCGTAATAAACGGTGATTTTTATGAACAGGAGGGACACGTATGAGCATGATCTACGGTTTTTTTGGCACGCTGGTGGTGGGTGGACTGCTGGCAATCGGAGCCGCTTTAGGCTGGAGAAGCCATGAGCAGCACGTGGCGCGCACCACTCCCACCCCGCCCGAAGTGGATGAAATGGAGCTCAAGCGCCTGATCGAGGAACAGGCGGCCTTCAACATGATGCAGAATTACTCTGCCGAGCGGGCTTATGGACTGACGGGAGGCGACCGCTATGATCGTTAATGATCATCCCCAGGCGTGGAAGTATTATGAGGATGGGCGTACCTACAACAACGCCCTTACACCAAACCAATACGCCCTGGTGGAGACCAACACAGAGTTTTTTACAGGAAACCAGTGGCTGAACCTGCCTAACACCCCTGCCATGCGGGGACTGCCTAAACCGACCTTCAACATCATCAAGCGTGTGGCATCCCTGTTTATTGCATCCCTGACATCGTCTGGGGTGACGGTGCGATTTGAGCCGCTGGCTTACTATGACGGCACCGGACAGCTGAAAAACCGGAAGCAGATGCTGGAGGGCGCTGATCCTGAGAAGGCAGCCAAGCATAAGGGGCTGGATGCGGCGTTGTTTGCCAATGCCGAGGTAGCCAACCTGTTGGAAAAGTTTAAGTTCGACTACCGCATTCGTGAGGCCCTGTTCGACGGCGCTCAGACCGGCGACTACTGCGCCCACTTCTATTTTGACCCTGACGCCATGCCCTACGGCGGCGCATTCGGAGAGCACCGGGGCGAGATCCAGATGGAGCTTGTGGACGGCATCAACGTGATGTTTGGAAATCCCAACGACCGCAATGCCCAGCGCCAGCCATACATCCTGCTGGTGGGCCGTGACACTGTGGAGAACCTGCGGTGGGAAGCGGAGCGCTTCAAGGCCAATAAGAAGATCTATCGCAGTGGGAAGGCCAACGAGAGCAGCACAGATCAGCTGGAGATTCAGCCGGACAGCGAGACACTGGACTTTGCCGGTGTAGGCGGAAAGGTGGAGCTGTCCAGCGATGACGACAACGGGAAAGCCCTGTATGTGATCATGTACACCAAGGTCACCCGGGAGGAGACGGTAAAAGGCCCGGATGGCGAGGATGTGCTGGAGGACGTCTTCGACAAGGACGGACAGCCCGTGTACGTCAAAAACAAGGATGGCTTTGTTCTGGACGAGCTTGGACAGCCCATCCGCAAGCGACGCCGACTGAAGCGGCTGGTTACCACGGTGTATGCCACCAAGGCCACAAGAAACACGGTGATCTACGAGAATGTGGATACCGGTCTGAGCCGATACCCCATTGCGTGGGGCAACTGGGAGCACCAGAAGAACCAGTATCATGGGCGGGCGCTGGTTACCGGTCTGATCCCCAATCAAATCTTCATCAACACGATGTTCGCCACTGCCATGCGGCACATGCAGTTGATGGCATTTCCCAAGACCATCTACAACGCCGATCTGATCTCTGCCTGGACCAATGATGTTGGACAGGCCATCGGCGTGCATGGCGTACAGCCCGGACAGAGTATGGGACAGCTGGCAAGCACCATTCAGCCGGCGGAGATGAGCAACCAGATTTTTGCCCTCATCGACAAAGCCATGGCCTACACCAAGGAATGCCTGGGTGCGACCGATGCACAGATGGGCAACGTCAGGCCGGACAACACCTCTGCATTGATGGTGCTGCAGACCAACGCAGAAGTCCCCCTGGAAAACATCCGGGCAGGGCTGTATGAGTGGGTGGAGGACATCGGCGCCATCCTGCTGGACATGATGGGGACCTATTACGGCTCCCGTCCGGTGGTGATAGAGCAGGAGTTTGAGGATCTGGTTCTGGATCCGTCCGGAGCACCGCGCTTTGATTTTGCCACAGGATCGGTGCAGACAAAGAAGGTCAGCCGAAAGGTGCTTCAGGAGTACGATTTCAGCACCTTCAAAAACCTGTGGCTCAACATGCGTGTGGATGTGGGTGCGACCACCTACTTCAGCGAGATCGCCATGACCCAGACACTGGACAACCTGCGCAAGGACGGCACGCTGGATCTCATCCAGTATCTGGAGCGCGTACCTGAGAAGCTGATCCCCAAGAAGCAGGAGCTGATCGAGGCGCTGAAGAAAAAGGAACTGGAAAGCGCACAGGCTGCCGCCGCGCCTGCTATGCCATCCATGCCCGGCGGCAAGGGTCGACCCATTCAGGGCGGTGCGCTGTCCCCTGAAAAAGCGGCACAGGGCCTTCCCACCATGATGGAGAACTCTTTGGAGAGACTGCCCGACATTGCCAAGAAGACCGCTCTGGAGCAGGGAGCACGCTCTCTGAACAGGCGATAAAACAAGCATTAAAACAAGCGAGCGACAAAAAACAAGCGTTAAAACAAGCAAGCGACAAAGGGTCCAATCAGCCCTCGCCATGGGCTTTGAAAGGAGAAAACAATGGAAGACACTTTGAAGACCACTGTAGGCGGAGAGGGAGAGGACGTCATGCTGCCCGACGGCTTCAGCGATGGCGACAATTTCTTCGATCCTGATTCCTGGTCCGGTTCGGCCGGCGGGGAGGAGGAGACCGCCGACAGCTCCGCCGATGCCGACGCCCTCGCCATGGGCACAGAGCAGGAAGGCGGGGAGGAACAAAGCGCCGCAGCCGAGGAAGGTGCCGACACTCCCGACGGGGAGGAGGCGGACACCGGAAAGGCTGCGAGAATGATCCAGGTGAAGCACAACCACGAGGTTCAGACCATGAACGTGGACGAGATGACGGATGAGGAGCTGATCAGCCACATCCAGAAGTCCCGTGCCTTTGACGCCGCGAGAGAGGCTGAAAACAAGCGCCGGTACCAACAGGTCTATCAGGAACAGCTGGATGCCGGTATGACCGAGGCTCTGGCCCGGATGGTGGCCGATCACGAGGTTGGCGGCCGGTTCGGCACGGATGCGGTGAGTGCTGATGCTGCCAACGTCCCTGCGGCGGATGACCTGAGTGCTGATCTTGCCCAGATCAAAGCTATTTATCCCGATTTCAAGGAGATGCCCGACGAGGTGGTTCGCGCACACGAACAGGGAGTTCCTTGGGTTACTGCCTATGTGGCATATCGGGGCAGACAGAGCGACAAGGCCGCCGCCACCGCACAGCGCGAAAACAAGGTGCTTCGGCAGAATGCACGTGCCGCCGCAAAGGCTCCTGTGAGGAGTGTAAACGGCGGCGGACAGGCTCAGCTCAAGGTGGATCCCATGCTGGCCGCCTTTGATGCTGACGACTATTGATCATCAAAGGAAAGGATGAGTTAAATGGCACCAACCAACTATGCGTCCAAGTTTGCCAGCAAGGTTGACGAGAGATTCCACAAGGAGTCTCAGGCCTCTCTGGTGACAAACAACAGCTATGACTTCAAGGGCGTGAAGACTGTGGCGGTCTACTCCGTGCCCACTGTGGAAATGGTGGACTATGAGCGCTCCGGTCTGGCTCGCTACGGCTCCCCCGAGGATCTGGGCAACCAGACTCAGGAGCTGACCATTACCAAGGACCGCTCCTTTACCTTCGTCATTGACAAGGGCGACAAGGAGCAGAC